CTGACAGCTTTGCTGACATTGTTCGTGGTATGCATCTATACGGTCGTAAGATTCTTCGTCCTGAAGCAATCGTTACTGCCCGTTATAACGCAGCATAGGAAGGACATAGAAAATGGCTACTCTTACTACATTTCTAAAGCCTGTACATGGGCGGGGCAATCCTTCACGAAAGCCCTACTTGATTGAAAATATTGTTGACCTTACTGCAAGTGCGGTTGACGCTTCTTCAGGCGATATCATTCAGGCACTGACTGTTCCTGCAAGTACTGTTATTCTTTGGGCTGGTATTCAGGTTAAAGAAAGTGCAACCATGAACACTGGTAGTAATGCTACTGCAATTCTTGGTTCAGCAGTAGATGACAACGAGTACGTTGCTTCATTTGATATTGATGGCGCTTCTGATGGTGTTTATGCACCCACAGTAGCACAAGCTGCTGTGCTTGTTGCTGCTGCTGCAGATACGCTGGATTTAACTTTTACTGGTGACGGTGCAACTTTCACTGCAGGTAAGCTGCGTGTCTTTGCAATGTTGATGGACGTCAGTGAAATTGGTGTTAGTTCTGCCGATGAAGTAGATCGTGATCTGCTGGCTTAACTTAAAATATATACTTTTGGGGCTGGCTATATGCTGGCCCCTTTAGTGCATCTTAAGGAAACATAATGGCATATAATTATCTAGGTTTAGTCAATGACGTAAACAGACGTCTCAACGAAGTGGAGCTTACTGCTAGTAACTTTGTGGCTTCTATTGGCGAGTACGCTATGGTTAAGGATGCAATTAATGTTGCTATAAGACAGATTAATCAATACGAATTTTCATACCCTTTTAATAGTTCGGTTAATAGCAGTACCTTAACTCCGGGTGTTACTAGATATACAATACCTACTAATACTAAACACATAGATTATAAAACCTCAAGAATTAAAAAAGACACAACACTTAATGCCTCTGGCAACAACTTGTCAACAATGACCTACTACGAATACATTGCCCAAGCTTATGCAAGTCAAGAAGATGAGATACAGTCTACAACTATTGATGCTACGTCTGGCTTATCAGCATCAGTAGAAACAATCTCCGTTACCTCTTCAACAGGCTTTAGTGCTACAGGAACATTATTCATAGGTGGGGAACAGATTTCATATACGGGCATATTAGGTAATGATTTTACAGGTTGTACTAGAGGAGCTAATAGTACTACAGCAGCAATCATTGCTGACGATGTAGTAGTAACACAGTTTAATAACGGTGGTGTACCCAGACACATTGTGCGTACCCCCGATAATAACTATTTGCTTTACCCCTTTCCAGATAAACAATATACATTAGTCTTTGACTTCTTTACCCTACCCACAGATCTAGTTGCTGATACAGAGGTACCAAGTTTACCTGAGCAGTTTAGAACTGTTATTGTAGAAGGTGCTATGTACACAGCATACATGTTCAGAGGTGAGACACAAGAAGCTACTATTATGAAGAATAACTTTGAAGAGGGTATTAAGAACATGCGTACTCTTTATATTAATAAGTATGACTACATTAGCTCCACTCTGATTAATAAGTCAGCAACCACTTCTATGACCAATAGTAGAATTAATTAATGCCTACAACTAGAGAAACTTTTCCCGTAGAATTTAAGGGTGGCTTAATTACAAACATAAGCCCTCTACAACAAGGCATTAACATGCCGGGTTCTGCAATTACTTTAAAGAACTTTGAGCCTTCCATTGTTGGTGGGTATAGAAGAATACTAGGATTCTCTAAGTTTGCTGCAGCTAAGATACCACCATACGGACTAGCTGTTGTAGATGGTGCAAGTCAAACTGGCACTACTTTAACTATTGCAAGAACACATACTACGCCTGTAGCAGGAGATACATTTACAGTAACAGGTATAACAGGTACTTATACTATATCAGGTTTATCTTTTGATGCAGGTAATAATAGAACTACATTAACTCTAGAAAGTAGTTTAGCATCTAGTCCAGCTAACGGAGCAGCACTAACATTTATAACTTATGACACTGCATACAGAACACAAGGTATGGAAGTATTTGGTGATGATGTTATAGTTGCACTAAACTCAGACATTTACAAAACTTCTGGTGGAGATGTTGCATTCACTAAAGTAAACGTACCTTCGTATGGTACGGTACTGGTTAATGGTGCATCTCAATCAGCAAGCCCATTAGATATAGCAGTAGATGGACTTACTGTAGCTCCTCAAATAGGAGATATGTTTACAGTAGCGGGTGTTGATAAAGTATACACAGTTACAGCAGATGCTGGTGGTACAGGTGCACAAACTTTAGTTATAAGTCCCGGACTAGATAGTGCTGCAGCCAATAATGCTGTAGTAACATTCATAAGTTTAAACAGAGAAGGTGCTGGAAGAACAAGATTTTCTGAGTACAACTTTTCAGGAACACGTAAAGTTGCAATAGTTGATGGTGCTAATCCACCTGCACTATATGATGGTACTACTTTTGTAGAACTAACAGGCGCACCATCAAGTGCGATTTCAGCAACACATGTAACTAATTTTAAAAAACATATGTTCTATGGCAAAGCTGATATAGTTACCTTTACTGGTCCACTATTAGATAATGACTTTACTTCTGGTAATGGTGGAGGTAGCTTTAGGGTTGGTGGTTCTGTTACAGGATTAATACCTTTTAGAGAATCTTTAATAGTTTTTACAGACAGAACTATACAACAAGTATCAGGCAGTACATTATCTGACTTTGCAATAAAACCTATCAGTGAAGACATTGGGTGTATTGATGGAGATACTATCCAAGAAATAGGTGGAGACATTATGTTCCTCACCGCTGATGGTTTAAGACTACTAGGTGCTACTGATCGTATTGGTGACTTTGGTTTAGGTATTATCTCTAAGGCTATTCAGAGTACACTAGGTGACTTTATACAGTCTGCTAGTTTATTTACTAGCTTAACTGTAAGAGCTAAGTCACAGTACAGACTATTTGCTTTTAATCCTGAACAAGTTGGTGCTGCAGCAAAAGGTATAATAGCTACACAGTTTGCACCTGAAGGTGGTGAAGCATTTTCTTTTGCAGAGATACGAGGCATGGAAGTATTTTCTGCTTCTAGTAAAATGGTAGGTTCAAAAGAAGTTATTGTTTTTTCTGGTAATAACGGCCTTATCTATAAGATGGAAGATGGTAATAGTTTTGATGGTGGTAATATATCTGCTGAGTATCTATCACCATACCTACCAATAAATGATCCAAGGGTTCGTAAAACAGTATACAAAGCTAATTTATTTACAGACCCACAAGGTGCTGTTAATTTTATCTTTAACTTAAAGTTTGACTTTGATGAGCTAAACTCAGTACAACCTGCGGCAATAACTTTTTCTAATGAAAGCGCACAAATTGCATTCTTTGGTGTAAATACTTTTGCTAAGTATACAACTAAAGCATCTGGTACTGCTATTGCTGCAATTCCGTTTGCTGCAGGAACATTACAAACTATAACAATAGCAGGTACTCCTACTGATCAATCGGGTACAGTTAATATAGAAGTTGGAGATACTGTTTCTGGTGCAGGAATACCTAGTAATACAACTGTTACTGTTGTGGCAACTAAAACAGAAGCTACAGCTAAAATAAATGGTGAGGTTTCTTTATCAGCATATGCAGCTTTAGATAAATCTAATTTAAAACAAATAGTTCTGGATAATAACTCTGGAACAATTGCAGTTGGTATGAGTGTATCAGGAACTGGAACAAAACTAACAGGAGCACCATCAGATACTGTGGTTAGTGATACTATAGTAACTGCCGTTACAAATCAGAATAATATTACACTATCTAATAATCAAGTTTTATCTGATAATGTAGATTTAACATTTCAAAATACTGTTATTACCCTAAGTAAGGCTTTGACATCTAATATAAGTAATGTTAGAATTACTAACGCAGCATCAGTTTTTGGTGGTCAAGTACAAAACTTATTTAAAACACAAACAGTAGGTTCAGGTTTTACAACAGCAATCCAATTCAAAAGCGATAGTACAGACCCACCTTTTTCACTTGATACAGTGACATTAGAGTACGGCACAAACACAAGAAGGTAGAATAATGGGAACAGGATATACAAGAAATGATGTGGACAATAACATTGCTGATGGTAATGTTATTAATGCTGCAGATTTTGATGGAGAGTTTGATGCGGTTGTAACTGCATTTTCTACCAGTGGTCACACACATGACGGTACAACTGCAGAAGGTGGTCCAATAAGCATTATTGGGCCGGGTCAAGATATCACTGTTAGTGCTACTATTGTTTCACCTAAATCAAACAATGCAATAGACTTGGGTACAGATGCCTTAGAGTTTAAAGACATATACATAGCTGGTGTAGCTTACATTGAGGGACTAGGCAGAGACTTACTTGTCGTTGGTACAAATAAAATAGAGTTCCGTGACCCTGCAATTCACATTAACTCAACCGCAGATGGTGAATTAGATATTGTTGCAGATGGTACAATATTTTTAACTGCTGATGCTATAACTTTTGGTGAGGGTACAGAAACTGATATTGTTCTTACGTTTAATGCTACATCTAATGATGGTCTAATTACATGGATGGAAGATGAAGACTACTTCCAGTTCTCTGATGATATTTTATTAAGCAGTACAGAAAAAGTACAATTTGGTGATACTGCATCTTTTATACAACAGAGTGGTGATGGTGTACTACGCATAGATGGTGAAGCTACTATTGATCTTAATGCTTCTACTGCAGTTCTTGTTAGCCATGACCTTAAACTAGATAGCGATGATGCTATATTAGGATTTGGTGTTAATAATGATGTAACACTAACTCACATACCTGATGCTGCACTTCTATTAAATGATGCTATTGCATTACAATTTAGAGATAACGCCTTAGCAATTAACTCTAGTGCAAATGGTCAACTAGATATTATTGCAGATGTAAGCTTAGAGATTACCACTCCTATACTTAATTTTGATACTGATGGTCAAGTTATAAAGTTTGGTGCAGGAGATGATGTAACACTAACTCACGTACATGATACTGGTCTTTTACTAAACGATGCAATGAAAATACAATTTAATGATGCAAGTCAGTTTATACACGGTTCAAGTGCTACTGTATTAAGCTTAGGTGCAACTGCTGAAATTAATTTAACAGCTACGGCTATTGATATTAATGGCACATTAGATGTATCTGGCGATGCTACCTTTAATGGTACTACTAACACATTTGTTTCAGCAACATCTACTAAACCAGTAGTAGTTATTAAAAATACTACTAATGATGCTAGTGCATCAACACTGCGTTTTGAGAAAGACAGAGACTCTGCTAATGGTGCTAGTGGTGATGATATTGGTACAATAGAATTTAAAGCAGGTGATTCTGGTGCAACTCAAGAAGTGTTTGCTAGTATCCTTGGTGAAGCTGATGTAGCAACTAGTGGTGAAGAAAGTGGTAAATTAACTTTTAGTGTTTCCTCTCATGATGGGGGCTTAGAAGAGGCTTTAATCTTAGTTGGTGGC